GATTAAACGCTACTATTGCAAAGCTCATGTTAGCTAATCATGGCTATAGAGAAAAATCAGAAACAGACATCACAACAGGTGGTGAAAAGATACAACCCTTAATGGTGAAGTTTATCGACAATGATGATCGAGATACCGAAGGAGTATAAAAGACTCTTTGATAAGGATTGGAGAGAAGCAGCAGTCTATGGTGGTCGTTATTCTCTCAAGTCTCATACAGTAGCTAGATACTTACTCATTAGAGGACGTATGGAGAAAACAAGAATAGCTTGCTTTCGTGAGTTCCAGAACTCTATAGCAGACTCATCTCATCAACTACTCGCAGACCTTATAGCTAAGTACAACCTAACCGACTACAAGATTACTGACAACGCCATTATCAATACGGTCAATCAAACAGACTTCTTATTCAAAGGATTACATAGAAACGAACAGAGTATCAAATCTATTGAGGGTATCGACATAGCTTGGGTAGAAGAAGCTCAAACAGTTAGTAAAGAATCACTAGAAGTCTTAACCCCTACTATTCGTAAGCCTGGTAGTCAGATCATCTATACCTACAACCGCTTACTAGAAGATGACCCTGTACACCAGCGATTAGTCATAGAGGGTAGACCAAATACTCTTATTATCAATGTGAACTATGACGTAGCGGAGAAGCATGGCTGGCTACCGGATGTTATCAAAGCAGAGATAGAAGATGACAAAGAGAATAGACCATCACTATATCGACATAAGTGGCTGGGTGAACCAAACAGCTTAGAGCGTCGAGTCTATAAAGACTGGCAGATTATTGAATCAATACCGCATGAAGCACGCTTAGAACGCAGAGGGCTAGACTTTGGCTATAAGAACGATCCAACAGCAGTAGTAGCGGTCTATTACTACAACGGTGGCTATATCTTAGACGAAGAACTCTACCGCAAGGGTATGCACAATAACGAAACCGCAGCAGTCCTTAATAACCTAGAGAACCCTAACACGCTTATTGTAGGCGATAGCGCAGAACCTAAAAGCATAGATGAAATACGTCTCTACGGAGTAAACATCATCGGAGTAGAAAAGAAAGGCGGTAATGGAAAATCATTCAAAAACTACGGTATTGATTATGTGGGGCAACAACGCATTAGTGTTACCAAACGCTCTCAAAACATCTGGCGAGAGTACTTGTCCTACCTGCACAAAGAAGATAAAGACGGCAAAATCCTAAACGAACCAGAGGACGGTAACGATCATGCTATGGACGCTACTCTCTATGCGTTTATGGGCTTACGACCTCAAACCGATGAAGAACTAGACATAGCAGATGATTTATTTGACGAGGGGGGATTCTACCGATGATAGACGACCAGGGCTTAATAGAGCTACAGCGTATATTAGACAGTATCGCTTACGGTGACTTTCAGATAACCGGTAAGAAGCATAACGGACAAGTATCTAAGCTAGAGATACCCTACAACCAACGCTTCAAGTTCGACTTCAATAAAGCCGCAGCGTATTACATAGATAAGCTACGAGAAGCACAGATGCAAGGGCTAGATATTACTTTCAATATCACAACTGATATAAAGCCTAATGGTGATATATACCTTGTAGACAATGGATTCATTGAGAAAACATTTAAGATAAAACCCTAATATGGTATAATCATGTTATAAGTGACAGACTGGACACCCCAGAGTTGCGAGGACTCTATGAGTGTCATCTGTCAATCTCAAGGAAACTCTCGGTAAACAGTACAAAGCAGCACAAGACGGTGTAGAAACCGTCAGGGCTTCTTGGTATGAGCGAGAGCTAATTGCCCTTACTAAGTTATCTAACGCAGACCAAAAGACTCGCAAAAGCCGTATATCTATCGGTGATTTATCCACAATAGTACTAGAGCGTTCCGGTAGAACTGTCGCTCAATTACCTAGCGGTAAAGTTCGTGCAGCATCCAAAGTTGATGAGGGTAACACTCGTATCATTGAACTCGCATTACAACGATACGTACTACCCAACGCCAACGATCAGTTCCCGATGTCAGTAAAGATGTTCCTAGTAGATTATCTTTCAGATGTCTACGGCGGTCTGGATGTCCTTTCATACTGGCGGATAGACGATGAATATGTCGGTCCAGACTGCATGATACTTAATCCTCGCTCGGTATTCTGGCAAGCTGGAAAAGGCAACCACCAACAGGCAGAGTATGTATTCGTATCTACGTTCGTTACGGCTAAGTGGCTAGAAGATAAAAAGAAGCTATCTACCTGGAACTCACAGAACATAAACAAAGTTCTCAAACAGGCTAAGGAGTCAGGTAGTGCAAAGCCAACCTCTCGTGAGGATTCACAGCGTAAGTCAGCTAACGACCAGATTAAGAACTCTACTGCATCATGGGGTGATACTCAGGAGTTCGAACTTGTCACTAAGTATGAGCGTGGTAACAAAGGTCGCTGGATTTCTTTCTTACCAGACTACGACTGCGAAGTTATACGAGACATAGAAAACCCTGACGAATCAGGTCGCATACCTGTTATCCGTAAACTACCACAACTACCATTTATAGACTCTATCTATGGTCAGGGTGCTATAGAGCGTGGTGAATCACTACAGAAAACACTCGACAGTGTTACCAACCTCACACACGACGGTATCAAGTACTCTATCTATCCTATACAGAAGTACAACGGCTCACTCGTAAAGCGAAGCACACTCAAATACCAGCCTGGTGCTTTTTGGAATATGAGCGATTTAAGCGCAGTAGAGCCATACACTACCGGTAATACAGCACTTAACACGTTCCTACCTATCCAGCAGTTCTTAACAGCTAAGATGCTTAACCAGAACGGCACTACCTCTACTCAGATTAGCGAAACAGACCAGATACCTGGCTACGGCAAAACACCAGAAGCTATTAAGTCTCAGCAAGCTCGTGAAAGCACAATGGACAGGCTATCTCGTGATCGTCTTGAAGCGTTTTACGGTGAACTCATTGAACACTGGATTGGTCTACTTACCACTAAACAAGAAGCACCACTAGAGTTCTATGTCTATGACGAAGAAATAAACGAACTTCGTTCTATGGGTGCAGATGTAGATGTAAACAAGGGTGCAAAGACACGCACCGACATGGATGGTGAAGAAAAGATTGTATTCGGTACAGGTAAGCTCACTATCCCTAAAGGCAAGCTCAAGGGTCACTACAAGTACATTGTCGATACCGGAAGCTCAATGCTCAAAGATGATTCGGAAGAGCACGAGAAGCTAGGCGAAGTCTTAATGACATTACTAAAGATTGGTCCAGACCAAATCAATCAGTGGCTTGCACAAGAAGGTCAATCAATCTCACTCGCAGCGTTACTCAAGCGATGGATTATCACAGGTGGTGCAAAAGACTGGGATGAAATTATCCAAGACGCACCTCAAGACATGGGTATGGGTATCGACCCTATGACTGGTCAGCCTATTGACCCTATGCAAGCACAGATGGCTCAAGAACAAGCTATGCAGCAACAAATGATGCAGGAGCAAGCCATGCAACAGCAGATGATGGCTCAACAGCCACCACAACAGCCTATGCAACCTATGGGTCAGTACCAACCAGACCCTTTCACTGAACAAATCGTACAGCAGATTAAGCAACAAGGAGGCTTCTAATGAACGACGAAGTGGTATTGCCTCAACTAGAGCCTAGTGTAGATGTCCAAGAGCTACAGGACGGTTCTGTTATAGAGCAAGAGAACGAACAAAAAGCCCTAGAAGTACGACTACGCAACGAGGTAGAACACCCCAACTTTCCTATCATTCGCCAACACTTTGAACAACTGATTAAGGACTATGGCAACGTAGCTACCTTAGTAGATTTATCTGAGCAAAAGTTTGTAGCCGAAGCGAGGGCAAAGGCAGTCATCGTCAAAGAGCTACAAGACTTACTAACTGCTATTGACCAGCTAACAGAAGTGGATGTGCAGGATGCAAGCGACTAATGAAAGGGGTGAAGCGTATGAAGTAAACAGCCTACCAATGCCGGAACTGCGAGGACATATGTGGAAGCAGTACGGCAATAAGATTGAGTGTCAATCATGTCCAACACCCCACGCAGCATTTTTACAACCAGGATTCTATATCAGCGGATATAAAGACGGTATACCGGTCATCTCGCAGATAGCGACTCTCCCTCTTAAACCACTTCGAGAGGGAGAATCGGTGTCTACGCCTGATCAGCAATTAGATACCAAGTCTCGTCCTACTTTATCGGACGCTTAACAAAAGGAGTGGAACTATGGACGAAGAACAAGTCCAAGACACGGCGTTAAACGAAGATGTCCAGGCAACGGACGTTACTGAGTCGCCAACAGTAGAAGCAGAGGTAACTACCGAAACCGATGCACCTGAAACACCAGAAGTGCAACAGGAAGAAACCAAGCCACGTAACAACGCACAGTCTCGTATTAGAGAACTTGTCAATGAGAAGAAGCAGTTAGAAACCGAAAGGAATCAGTATGCCGACCTCTTACAGCAAGCGTCTCAGCAGCAGATACCAG